CGGGACATATCCAACGTTTGCGGAGCTGGTGGCGGGGGTGGAAAGCATCCCCACCCTTCCGGACATCCCGGAAGGATTTGTTCTGCTGTCTTATTTGCAATCAACACGGACGCAGATTATCAATACCGGCTTCACACCAACACTGGGGCGACATACTTTTGAATGCGAGTTTGAGCTGACGGAACCCAATAGCGCCGTATCATTGTTTGGTGCGCGCACCAACTCCGGCGCAACGACAAACCCCGCAAGAGCCGGCAACTATTATTTTAATGATGTCAACCGCCCGACTGTGTACATCGGCACTACCGCCAATGTTGCTGCCCTGCCAAGCGGGCAAGAGCTTTTGCCCGACACACGATACACGGTACGGCTTGAAGTGGACGAATCAACCCGCAGCGGCCTCAGACAGATAACGGGCGTTCCCGATGCTGTTATCAACAATTTCAACGGCACGGCGGTCACGCTGGATTCTCTAGCCCTATTCGGTGCGCAGACACAAGGCGAATTTGCCGAATTTGGAGCTTTCCGGATTTATTCGTTCAAGATATGGGATAACGATATTTTGGTGCGGGACTTCGCGCCCTGCTTTGACGCTTTGAAGGACAAACCGTGCATGTACTGCTTTGTGACACGACGGGCGTTTTACAACGTGCGCCCGGGAGCGGATTTTTTGTATGGGGTTGATTCGTAAAGAAGGGGTGCTTTTATGACAATACAGTAGAAGCTGGTTCTTGCGGAGTTATTACGTAAAAAAGATAAACGTTTCCATCGACCACCCCATTCTCAACCAGCTATTTATGTACCCAAAACCGAATAGGAGGCGATAGCCTTGAACGATTTAGCTCATCACGGTATTCTCGGAATGAAATGGGGAGTCCGCAGATTTCAAAATAAAGACGGTTCGTTGACTCCGGCGGGGGAAAAACGTGCGAAGAGTAACCGAAACATGAGTGATGACGAATTGATGTCGAACGTAAAACGGATGACCCTCGAAAAATCCTATGACAAATTGTCTAAGGAGCGAGCTAAGCCGTCCGGGCTTGAAAAATCGAAAAAAGTTGTTGATGCATCTTCTAATCTTGTCAATCAAGCGCGAAACATGAATAGGGATGCGCTTAGTTCTTCTCGAATCCGGGAAAAACTTGACCTAAGCAAGATGACTGATCAACAGCTTCGGGATAGAATTAGTCGTGCCAATATGGAACGGCAGTATCAAGAGCTGTTTGCGAGGGAAACGACGACTATATCCAACGGAAGGCAATTCGCTACCGGCGTTCTCGAAGCAGCAGGGACAGCCTTGACAATCGGCAGCTCGGCTCTCGGTATCGCCTTAGCGATCAAGGAATTGAGAAAGTAAAGGAGTGACCCGTCAATGGCATTATCAAACACCGCCGTACCCAAATACTACGGCATGTTTCGAGATGCCGTGCTTCGCGGGGAAATACCCGTTAACAAAGAAGTTTCGATGGAGATGAATCGCGAGAATAGGCGGGGGTGTATATGCTGGTTTATAGTGCGAACCAACTAGCCCATCATGGCGTACTTGGTATGAAATGGGGGGTGCGGAACGGCCCGCCATACCCTCTTAGTTCTAATGGACCAACGAATCGAAAAGAGGCTGATGATCGAAAAATGGTTGGCGGAGATATAGAAGCGATTATAACAACCGTGACCGCTTTAGCCACGGTGAGCGCTCTAGTATTTTCATCGGTAAGGCAGAAGCAACTTGAGAAAAAGGCGACGGAAATTTTGACGTCTCTCGAAAAAAGCAGTATACTGAAAATGGCCGATATGCCTAGAATTAATAGCGCACATGATATAGCGCGCGATCTCGCAGCCGTAAATCCAAACTTCAACAAAGGAGTTCCGTATCAAATAAATTGTTCAAATTGTACTACGACATATGAACTTCGCAGACGTGGATATGACGTCGAAGCTTTACCCAGACATGTGCCAATGAGAATGGGCGAATTGATGGCCTGCTATAAAGGTGCAAAAGACAAAGTCGTTGAAGAAAAAGATAAATTGGCCGCGCTCACAAGAGAAGTAGAAAGTTGGGGCGATGGAGCAAGGGGAACTGTAAGAATCACTATGGGGCAGGGACATATTGGGCATGTTTTTTCGACCGAGGTCGTTGATGGAAAAGCGATATTTATCGACCCGCAAAGCGGAAAACATAACGGGGCTGCCATGCTCAGAAAAGCATCTATGGCTTCTGTTTTTAGAACAGATAATTTAGGATTGTCAAATGATATCCTGAGTACAGTTAGGAAAAAGGAGGGGTAGACGTGGACATTAAAGACGCATACACGAAGGTGAAAAAATTGCCGAAACGAAACGTGTTGTTAGAATGCCTCGATACCGAAGACCAATGGTTATTTTTGTTTGCAGATAGAGAGTTAGAAAGAAACGAGTGTTTACTTGGCGCATGGTATGACGCGGTGAATAAAACAACGGGAAACCTCGTTCGAATATCAGCGACTCCGGCTAATATGTTGCTAATTTCGGAAGGCGTTGAAACCGATACCCAACAATTCAACTAGACGATGGAGGACGATTATGAACGAGTTGACCCATTACGGAATTCTAGGTATGAAGTGGGGTATACGGAAAGAGCGAAGCGGTATTTCAAACAATACTACTCGGATGGCTAACAAAGACGCCAAGCGATTTGCCGACGCCAAAATGTTTTACGGTAAAACAGCGGGAACGAAACGAAAACTGCTTAATGCGGAGATTAATAAAAAAAAGAGGACAATTGATGGCTACGAAGATGCCTTTAATGAAGCACTTAATAATGTCGATTATGCAAAATCTGCGAAAAAGGCTGTGTTGACGCGAAATACAAAAGATGCCGCTTACCGCGCAAGAGTAACAACAAAACAAATTCTTGGTATAACAGGACCATTAACGATTGCGGCCGCCGGCGCCATCTACAATAAAAACAAATCGCAAATTGACGCATTCGTGGCAAAATCGCTAAAGAAGGTGGTTTCGCACATTCGTCGATAACAATGTTATTTTTTCTTAAATAATGTAGCGGTGTTTTTCTTGACGCCGACCAGTGCGGCCGCAACGGTGGCAAGGGTCGCAAACGCTGGGCCAATTTTAGAAGGCATTTCGCTTAGTTGTTTTTTTCGGACATCATTCCGAATTTCTTTTTGAGTACGGCACTCCGCACAAAATTTTGTTATACCGTTAGCCACTCGGTTGTAACAGGTCTTCGATCGACAAACAAAGAAAAGTTCTGCCCCACATTGCGGGCAATACTCGTCGAATTCGCCGTGATATTTAATCCCTCTCTTGTGAGCTCTGCATTTTTCGTTAGGGCATCCTTTTAACACACTCATTATACACCTCTTAAATATTCATCATATATCCCATGTTTTGAATTGTACCAAAAAAGGAGTGACCCGTCAATGGCATTATCAAACACCGCCGTACCCAAATACTACGGCATGTTTCGAGATGCCGTGTTTCGCGGGGAAATACCCGTTAACAAAGAAGTTTCGATGGAGATGAATCGCATTGACGACTTGATATCCAACCCGGGCGTGTACTACGACGGCGAGCCGGTTGAAGGGTGGATTCGATACTGCGAAACAGAACTTACGTTGACGGATGGCTCCGACTTAAATTTGTTAGACAGCTTCAAGTTATGGGGCGAGCAGGTTTTCGGGTGGTATTACTTCGTGGAGCGAAGTGTGTATGAGCCTTACTCAGAGGGCCACGGCGGGCGATACGTAACAAAGACGGTTAAAAAGCGCCTAATTACCAAACAAATACTCATCGTTGGGCGTGGCGCGGCAAAAACGATGTATGCCTCAACAATTCAGAGCTACTACATCAATGTTGACACATCGACCACACAGCAGGTTGCTGTCGGCCCTACCATGAAACAAGCCGGAGAGACATTGAGCCCTATTAGGACGTCGATTGTTAGGGCTCGCGGTCCCCTGTTCCAGTTTCTTACCGAAGGGTCGCTCCAAAACACAACGGGCTCAAAAGCTAAACGGGTTAAGTTGGCATCAACCAAACTCGGAATACAAAACTTCATGACTGGGTCCCTTCTCGAAATAGTACCGATGAGCATATCCAAGCTTCAAGGCAGACATGATAAAGTTGCTACGGTTGACGAATGGCTTTCATGCGATATCCGCGAAGACCCCATTGGTGCGATTGAGCAGGGTGCTTCGAAAAACAATAACAGCGACTATATTATTATAGCGATGAGTTCGGAAGGCACCGTTCGTAACGGTAGTGGCGATACAATCAAAATGGAGTTGATGAAAATCCTCAAAGGAGAATACATCAACCCTCATGTGTCCATATGGTACTACAAATTGGATTCTGTAGACGAGGTTGCTAATCCTGAAATGTGGCTGAAAGCTAACCCCAATATTGGAAAGACGGTTAGTTACGAAACATACCAATTGGATGTCGAAAGAGCGGAAAACGCGCCCGCCGCCAGAAACGATATTTTGGCAAAACGTTTCGGTATCCCCATGGAGGGTTATACATACTTTTTCACCTATGAAGAAACCCTACCCCACCGAAAAAGAGATTTCTGGCAACTACCGTGCGCGCTTGGCGGTGACCTTTCGCAAGGCGACGACTTCTGCGCATTTGTGTTCCTGTTTCCATTGCCTAACGGGGACTTCGGTATAAAGACAAGAGCCTATATTTCATCGCTTACGTTGATGAAGTTGCCCGCAGCAATGCGCATTAAGTACGACGAGTTTATGAACGAAGGAAGCCTTATTGTTCTTGAAGGTACCGTTCTTGACATGATGGAGGTTTATGATGAGTTAGACAATCATATCACCGAGCGTGGGTATGATGTCCGATGCTTCGGGTTTGACCCGTACAACGCCAAAGAGTTCGTGGAACGCTGGCAATCCGAAAACGGTCCATTCGGTATAGAAAAAGTCATACAAGGTTCCAAAACAGAATCCGTTCCTTTGGGTGAGTTGAAAAAGCTCTCCGAGGAGCGGATGCTTTTATTTGATGAGGACTTGATGACTTTTGCAATGGGGAACTGTATCACGCTGGAGGATACGAACGGTAATCGGAAGCTTCTCAAGAAACGGCATGAACAAAAAATCGACCCGGTTGCGGCAATGATGGATGCGTATGTTGCGTATAAGCTTAATAAAGACTCGTTTGAGTGACAACAGGAGGTGCGGCGATTTTGGAAAACCATTTGCGACATTTCGGTATTCTTGGAATGAAATGGGGTGTCCGTAGAACCCCTGCCCAACTCGGGAATCTTAGTAGAAAAGATAACAAGTGGGTGCGGAAAAACGGCGATAAGTTAACTGCTCGAGCCAAAAAGAAATCGGCGAAAGAACTAAGCCGGTATTCAAAAGAACTGATGAAAGAGTCCGGAGCCGTCAACAAATCAGGAAAACTGAGTTCCACCACCATAAACGCGTATAACAAGAAGATGGCCGCGCTCATGAACGAACAGGTTTCCGGATTGACATCGCCTTCCGGTAAAGTGGTGCAATTTGTCGCCAAACGCGGCGAGGTCGGAGTGTTTATGGCTCTCGCCGATCAAGGCTACAACATGAACCAGTTAAGCAATGGTATTTATGGCTCGGGTAAAGTCGCATATAAAAAGACCGTTATCGATAAAGTCGAAACTTAGGAGCTGATGATTCGAAATGGAGCTATCTTTTGGTTTCCGGCTAAAACACGCTTGGAACACTTTCCTCAACAAAGATCCTACAGGCCTCCGCCACGATGTTGGTGCGGGGTATTTTTATCGACCGGACCGACCACGGCTTACGCGAGGCAACGAACGATCCATTGTAACATCGGTGTATAACCGAATAGCCATGGATGCGGCGGCCATTACGTTACAGCATGTTCGGTTGGATAAAAACCAGCGTTTTCTGGCCGTTATCGAATCAGGATTGAACAATTGCCTTACTATGGAGGCTAACATCGATCAAACAGGACGCGCCTTTATACAAGACGCAGTCATGTCGATGCTGGACGAAGGCTGTGTAGCCATTGTTCCGGTTGACACTACGCTCAACCCGGTATGTACCGGCTCTTACGACATCCAGACAATGCGAACCGGGAAAATAATCAGTTGGCACCCCAAGCATGTGAAGGTTTCTGTCTATAACGAAGCTACCGGTATGAAAGAAGAAGTTTTGATGCCGAAAAGCACGGTTGCCATTATTGAAAATCCATTGTATGCGGTTATCAACGAACCCAATTCGACTATGCAGCGATTGATTCGGAAGCTGAATCTATTGGACAGCGTTGACGAGCAGAGTGGTTCCGGGAAGCTGGATTTGATTATTCAGTTACCCTATGTGATTAAGACAGAGGCAAGGCGTCTACAGGCTGAAAACAGACGTAAAGACATTGAGGATCAGTTGGCAGGTTCGAAGTATGGCATCGCTTACACTGACGGTACGGAACGTATTACGCAGCTAAATCGCCCGGTTGAAAACAACCTTATGAAACAGATTGAATACTTGACGAGTATGCTATACAGCCAGTTAGGTATCACTCAGAGCATTTTGGATGGGACAGCCGACGAGAAAACGATGCTCAATTACTACAACCGTACAATTGAACCCATATTGGCGGCTATCGTAGACGAAATGAAACGAAAGTTCCTCACAAAAACCGCAAGGTCACAATCGCAATCGATTTCATTCTTCCGTGATCCGTTTAAGCTTGTGCCTGTCAACGAACTTGCCGAAATCGCTGATAAATTCACACGCAATGAGATTATGACATCGAATGAGTTTAGACCTTTTGTCGGCATGAAACCTTCGGACGATCCAAAGGCAGATGAGCTTCGAAACAAGAATTTGAATGCCAGCACTGAGGATAGACCCGTTGGAAAGAACCATCGAGAGCAAGATAAGGAGGAAATTCAAAATGAAGAAAGTTGATTTCGATTTTGGAGGCTGGGCCACTCGTGCCGGCCTCAAATGTTCGGACGGTAAAACGATAACGCCGGATGCGTTTAAGCATAACGACGGTCAGAAGGTTCCGCTTGTGTGGAATCATCGACATGATGATCCGCTCAACATACTGGGACACGCGGTTCTCGAGAATCGCAAGGATGGCGTTTACGCCTATTGCAAGTTTAACGATACCGAGTCTGGGAAAAACGCCAAACTTTTGGTTGAACACGGTGATATATCCGCGCTTTCCATCTACGCGAACAAATTGAAACAAGCAATGGGAAATGTTTTACACGGCGATATCCGCGAAGTCAGCCTCGTATTGGCCGGTGCCAATCCCGGCGCTTTTATTGATGCCGTGATGCATGGGGAAACATCCGAGGACGAATGTGTCATATTTACCGGGGAAAAGCTTGTGTTGGTGCACGCGGATGGCGAATCTAATTCAGACTCATCTTCCGCCGACAAAGGCCCCCCGGAGAAAGATGGCGGAGATGAGGAAACCGTGGCGGATGTGTTCAACACCCTTAGCGAAAAGCAAAAAAATGTTGTGTACGCCATGATCGGACAAGCGCTCGAAGAAGAGGGCGAAGAGGATGATTCTAAAGGAGGAAAAGAAACCATGAAACATAACGTATTTGATCGCGACGACACGGAAAGAAATGTTTTGAAGCATTCGGATCAGGTAGGCATTATCAACCTGGCAAAATCCAACAGTGTTGGCAGTCTTCGAACAGCTATTGAAATGTTCTTGGAAAATAACGATGAGTTGGCACACGGGATTGACGACATCGAATCGCTGTTTCCGGAGTACAAGGATGTGCGACCCGGTGCGCCGGAATTACTGCAAAGAGATCAGGGCTGGGTTACGACGGTCATGCAGAAAACCCATAAAAGCCCCATCAGCCGCATTCGTACACGTCAGGCGGATATTCGCGGTAAGGAACTCAACGCCCGCGGGTATCAAAAAGGTAAAGAAAAGAGCGTTTCCGGTAATGTAAAGTTGCTGAAAAGAACCACGGACCCACAGACAGTGTATCGTAAGGATGCTTTGCATCGGGACGACATCGTTGATATCACAGATTTCGATGTTGTCGAATACCAGTACGGTATCATGCGACAAAACCTTAATGAGGAGATTGCGCTTGCGGTCATGATTGGTGATGGTCGCGAAGACGGCGATGATGATAAAATTTCCGAAGAGCACATTCGCTCCATTTGGCACGACAACGATCTCTATACGATTCACCGTGACGTTGATTTCGCGGCTGCTAAGTTAGAGCTTCAGGGGGATAATACAGGCCTGCATTTTGGAGAGAACTACATATATGCAGAAGCTATTATTACAGCAGCTTTGTATGCCCGCGAGCAGTATAAGGGAAGCGGCACTCCAGCTTTCTATTGTACGCCGCATTTGCTTAATGTGATGTTACTTGCTCGTGACCTGAATGGTCGACGCATTTACGATTCTAAGTCGGATCTTGCTGCGGCGCTGAATGTCGACACGATTCACACCGCCGAGCAATTCGAAGGGCTGGTCAGAACAACGAAGGATAACGAAAAGAAGAAACTCTTGGGCATCTTCGTAAATCTTGTCGATTATCAAATCGGCGCAACCAAGGGCGGCGAAATCACAAAGTTTAATCAGTTCGATATTGATTTCAACCAGGAAAAGTATCTGATTGAAACGCGAATTTCTGGAGCACTTACCCGTGCGTATGCAGCAATCGCGCTTGAGGAACCGATTGCTTAGCATGAACATCATTTAAGGAGGCGCTAATCATGGCAAAATTCTACGGGGAAATTGGCTACGCCGTCGAGATGGTGGAATCTTCTCCCGGCATTTGGCAAGAACACATTGTTCTTCGTCCATATTCCGGCGACGTGCTTCGTAACACCAGTAAAACTCAACCGGGCGAAAACTTAAACGACAATCTTACAATTGATAATCGTTTGAGTATCGTAGCTGATCCGTTTGCCTATGAGAAGTTCCACGCAATGCGGTATGTAAAATGGATGGGGGCCTTATGGAAAATTACCGCGGTTGAGGTCCAGAGGCCCCGGCTTATTTTGACAATCGGAGGTGTATACAATGAGCAGCAGACGACTTGAGCTACACGCCATTCTTGTCGAGTTACTAGGCTCAAAACATGTATACTTTCAGCCTCCGAGTACGGTAAAAATGCAATATCCTTGTATTGTGTACTCACGTTCCGAAATGGACACGAAACATGCAGATAACAGTGTTTATACCAACCAATGCTGCTACTCAATTACAGTAATCGACCCAAACCCCGACAGCCTTATTCCATGCCGAGTTGGGGTTTTGCCTTTGTGTCGATTTGACCGGCATTATACGGCGAACAACCTAAACCATGATGTGTATAACATCCATTATTAAAGGAGGGAAACAACAATGCCTAAGAAATTGACTTGGGACAACATCGGAGAGCGCGTATACGAAACCGGTGTACAAAATATGGTTCTTTATCCTCGCGATGCAAGCGGTACATACCCGACTGGTGTAGCATGGAATGGCGTTACCGACATCACCGAATCTCCGTCCGGAGCAGAAGCGACGCCGCAGTACGCAGATAATATCCAGTATCTCAACTTGGTGTCTGCCGAAAAATACGGTTCTACCATTGAGGCGTTCACATATCCCGAGGAGTTTGCAGAGTGCGATGGTTCTGCGGAAATTGCCCCAGGTGTGTACGCCGGGCAACAGAATCGTAAAACGTTCGGATACAGTTACAGAACCATTCTCGGTAACGATGTGGATCTCAATGATCACGGCTATAAGCTGCACCTTGTTTATGGTGCTCTGGCGGCACCATCTGAAAAGAGTTATTCCACGGTAAATGAATCACCGGACGCGATGAAGCTCTCTTGGGAAGTTTCAACAACACCCGTCGCTGTTCCCGGTTTTAAACCGACCTCTATACTTACGCTTGAGTCGACGAAAGTCGATCCGGACAAGCTCGAACAGCTCGAAAATATTTTGTATGGCTCGGATAGCGCAGAATCGCGCCTTCCGCTGCCGGAGGAAGTAATAGCTCTTCTTAGCGACGAGAGTGCACAGGGCTAATAAAATCGATTTGTATTGAAAGGAGAATGCACCATGTTGATAAAGACGATTACGTATACGGATTACAACGATGTCAAAAGAACAGAGGATTTTTACTTTGAGCTTAGCCCGTCAGAACTTTTGGAAATGGAGATGATGGAAGTCGGCGGGCTTTCGACGTTTCTTCAGAAAATCTCAAACGCACAAGACACCAAGCGAGTTTTTGAGAATTTCAAGATTTTTGTTCTAAAAGCGTATGGCGAAAAGAGCCCTGACGGCAAGCGTTTTGTGAAAAGCCCCGAATTATCCGAGGCTTTTACGCAAACGAAGGCGTTTGATCAAATGTTTATGGAGTTCTTTACGGACACCCAAGTCGCAGTTGATTTCGTCAACGCGATTGTCCCCAAAGCACCTAAGCAAAAATAATCACGGGCCAAAAAGGAGGCGGGCGAGCATGTTACAAGTAACTATCCCGGCTAGGGAATTATTTGATGAGTCTAGGCGTGAATTCGTCCAAATCAAAAGCGAAACTTTACAGCTTGAACACTCGCTCGTTTCCCTTTCGAAATGGGAATCAAAATGGAAAAAACCGTTTTTGGGTAAGGACAGCAAAACCGATGAGGAAATATTGGATTATATACGCTGTATGACAATAACCCAAAACGTTTCCCCCCATACATACCTATGTATCCCACCCGAAGCGTTTTCTCAGATAATTGAGTATATTCAAGCCCCTATGACTGCCACCTGGTTTACTGAACATGGCGGTTCGAAGAAACGAAACGAGGTTATTACTGCCGAAGTCATCCACTATTGGATGATTGCCCAAAACATACCAATGGAATGCCAAAAATGGCATCTGAATCGTTTGATGACACTAATCCAGGTATGCAGCCTCAAGAATCAACCGCAAAAAAAGATGGGTACAAAAGAGATGTTAACACAACAAAGAACACTAAACGAGGCACGCAAAGCACAATTTAACACGAAAGGATGAGTCGTCATGTTTGATAATTATGAACCATTATCATGCGTTCTTTGCGGTATTCAGTTCTTAGGCCGGAAACCTGTCGAGGGGGGCGATGCGTTGTGCCCGATTTGCCTGATGACCGACGAACTTGAAATTATAACAGCCGATGCCACGGTTCCTGAAATCGTAGATCATGAATTTACAGGAGGTAAAGGCGATGCCGAATAGACGAAACTCTCCAAAGACGACATATACCCGCCTTTCTCCGAACTGTTCCAACCCGCGACGAAGTGCAATAAGGCGGTTAACGCCACACTGTGTGGCAGGAAACCTCACAGTTGAAGCCACGCTTGGCTTGGACAGGTTTGCCCGGTATGACCCAACTCAAGGCGCTTCCTGTAATTACGCCATCGGGTCCGATGGCAGAGTCGGGCTAGGAGTAGAAGAAACAAAGCGCGCATGGACAACATCGAGTTCCGTTAACGACAACGAAGCGATTACCTTTGAGATTGCCAATAACAGCGGCGCACCTGACTGGCGTATGAGTGATGCGGCCATTAACGCGTGGCTAGACTTAGCGGTTGAAATAGCTACGTTTTACGGCTTTCGCAAAGTTGTCTACCAGACTAAGCCGTCCACGGTTACAACTGCTCAGGTCGAACAATGGATTAAAACGTGGGCCACAGATGACGTGATGATTATTACGCTCCATTGTTGGTTCACGAACAAAACCTGCCCGGGACCATATTTTACTCGGCAGCTTCCGTGGCTTGTGCGAGAAATGAATAAGCGTTTGGCGGGGCAAGAAGCGGAGGCGTTTGTTGGGGAGTGCACGGTTCCCCCTACAAATCCCAGCATCGTTCCCAATTTACAATCGTTTACACCCTATTTAGCGACGATTAACGTCGCCGCATTAAACGTCCGAAAAGGGCCTGGAACATCATATCCGGTGGTTACAGTGCTTCGAAACGATAAGAATGCGTACACCATTATCGAAGAAATGACAGGCCCCGGGGCAACGATGTGGTGCAAACTCAAGTCGGGAATAGGATGGGTGTCTAAAGACTTTATCTCGAAAAAGTAGGGGTGGACGCATGGTAACAGTCAAGCATAGGGGTAATTTCAACAATCTCGAACGATTCTTCAAAAATACGCGCAATGCAGACATCCGTCGCATATTGGCGTCGTATGGAGAACAAGGGGTTCGAGCCCTTGCCGCTGCCACACCAACTGATACGGGAAAAACCGCGAGCTCTTGGGGTTACGAAATCGTAGCCAACAAGGGCTCCTTTTCTCTTGTATGGACTAATTCGAACGTTAATAACGGCATCCCAATAGCAATCCTGATACAGTACGGACATGCTACCGGAAACGGGAGCTACGTTCAAGGTTTGGATTACATTAACCCGGCGCTTCGACCCATATTCGAAGCAATCGCGGAGCAAACATGGCGGGAGGTGACCGGCAGATGAAATCGATAGACGAACGTATTGTTGACATGCGATTCAATAATAAACAGTTCGAGGACGGCATCCAGACGAGCATGAAATCGCTCGAAAATCTCCGTAAAGGTTTGGACGACACGGGAAAAAACGAGGGGTTATCCGGTATCCAAACCAGTGTCGGTATTATCTCGGAGCGGTTCTCTGCGATGGGGATTATCGCCATCGCAACCTTACAAAACATTACCAACTCAGCCATCAACACCGGGGCGGCGCTATTGAAATCGATCACGATCGAGCCCGTAAGCGCCGGGTTTACCAAATACGAGCAAAAAGTCGGCGCAGTTCAAACGATAATGAACGCCACCGGGAAAACTATCGATGAAGTCACGGTATCTTTAGAGAAGCTAAATTGGTTTACTGATGAAACTAGTTATAACTTTACAGATATGGTTTCCAATATCGGAAAGTTTACTTCCGCGGGCGTCGACCTAGATGTTGCTGTAACGGCGATGCAGGGTATCGCAAACGCGGCGGCCCTGTCGGGGCAAGGGACTAACGAAGCCAGCCGGGCAATGTATAATTTCGCGCAAGCGATGGGAGTCGGTAGTGTTAAGCTGATGGATTGGAAATCGATCGAGAACGCTAACATGGCAACCGTAGAATTCAAACAATCAATTATCGACACGGCAGAATCTCTCGGGTCTTTAAAAAAACAGACAAACGGCACTTGGAAGACTATGAAAGGCACAACCGTTAGCATTACGGACTTTAATTCCGCCCTGACCGAGGGTTGGTTTTCGAGTGAAGTCTTAATACAATCTCTTCAAAAATATGGGGAATACGCCGACGCCGTTTTCGAGGTTGCTACGCGCGAAGGCATTACCTGTGCAGAGGCCATGGCAATGGTTAGCGGCGAAACCATGAACCTAGGGATGAGAGCGTTCAAGGCCGCGCAAGAAGCAAAAACGTTTACGGATGCCGTTAATTCGGTGAAGGACGCGGTTTCCACCGGATGGATGAACACTTTCGAAATCCTATTCGGTAATTACGTGGAGGCTAAAGAACTCTGGACGGATTTAGCCAATACGATGTGGGATGTCTTTGCCGCTGGCGCAGAAGTCCGAAACGAAATGTTACAACTCTGGAAAGATCTTGGTGGAAGAGACGATCTCATCCAATCCTTCAAGAACGGTTTTCACGCAATTGTAGCGCTAGTTACCCCCTTAAAAGAAGCTTTTCGAGAGATTTTCCCGCCAATGACGGCGGAGAAATTGTTTAGTTTAACCGAGGGACTTAAAGTTTTTACCGAAAAACTCAAAATGAGCGAAGAAACCGCCGCTAACGTTAAGAGTTCATTCAAAGGGGTCTTTGCCGCTATCGACATCGGCAGGCAGTTTGTAGGGTTTTTGGCCGGGAAGTTCGGCGAACTCGTAAAGGCCACGGCCCCAATCGGAGATAGCCTGCTCGGGTTTACAGCCGGTATTGGAGAATGGATCGCGGGCCTTAACGACGCTATTCGAACGGGAGACGTATTCAATGTCGCGTTTAATAAAGTTAAAGATAAAATAGTATCAGTTACCAACGCGGTTAAATCCGACGTTAAGGGTATGTTAGCAACGCCTTTCTTCGTAACGCTGCAAGAAAACCTCGAGAATGCCGGCGATAAAATAAAAGCGGCCTTCGACAAAATCGAGGATACTTTTAGAGGCTTCAAGGGTATAGACCTTAGCGGAGCGAAAGAATTTGTCGATAATGCAGTATCAAACTTTCGACCGTTCACAGCCCTCGGCAATGCTTTATCTGCGGGGTTCGAGGTCGTTAAGAAGGTCTATGACAAAGTCGCACCCTTTTTCAACCGACTCTCCGAAGTCGTCAGCAAGGCTATGAACGGGCTTAGCCAAGCGATTGGCGGGGCATTTCGAGACGGCGGTATCCAAGGGGTTTTGGACCTCGTAAATGGCGGGTTGTTCGCGGGAATCCTTCTCGGCATCAAAACATTCATGAAGTCGTTGACCGAAATTGCAGACGGGGCAAGCGGCTTCGTAGACGGTATAACCAGCATTCTTGATGGGGTTAAAGGCAGTCTGGAAGCATATCAGAATTCGCTGAAAGCAAATACATTACTTACAATTGCGTCTGCTATCGCGGTTTTGGCAGCGGCTCTTGTTGTGCTTTCGCTTATCGATCCGAATAAACTTGGGGTTGCTTTGGTGGCAATCACGACATTATTTATCGAATTAGCAGGCGCTATGATTGTCCTAAACAAAGCTATGGGCCCCGGGAAAATGGTTAAGGTTTCCGGCGAATTGCTTGTTATGTCTACGGCTATACTAGTTCTTTCTTTTGCAATGAAAAACCTTGCTGAACTCGATTGGGAAGGCGTAATGAAAGGTATCGTAGGTGTCGGTGCTCTTGCGGCTATATTGGTAACTTCCGCCGAAGTCCTATCCAGAGGAGAAAAGAAGATGATTACCGGCAGCATAGGCATGATTGCCATGGCGGCCGCAATCGTTATTTTAACGCAAGCAGTAAAGCAACTCGGAGGACTCGATCCAGAAGTTTTGTTAAAAGTCCTTGGCGCTGTTGGGGTGCTCATGGTCGAAATCGCAGGGTTCACCCGGCTTGTAAAGCCCGAAAAACTATTAAGCACCGGCATTGCCATGAACGCTATGGGCGCGGCCATGCTTATATTTGCTAACGCCGTACGAACTCTCGGAGAAATGGATTTAGCTAAATTGGGAATGGGCGTTGGCGCAATTGGAGTTTTATTGGCCGAAATCGCAGGATTCACGCAAATAGTTAAACCCGAAAAACTAATCAGCACTGGTATTGCTATGATTGCTATGGGCGCGGCGTTAACAATAATGTCTGGCGTAGTGCGAACTCTCGGCGAAACACCAATAGACCAGCTCGCAATCGGCTTAGTCGGTATGGGGGTCGCGCTTGCCGCCATTGCTGGGTTTACACGAATTGTAAATCCGGCGAATTTAATGGTGGCCGGTATCGCTATGATTGGTATTGGTGCCGGGTTAGTAATCATCTCCAAAGCTTTATCGAGCTTTGGGCGTATGTCGTGGGAAGAACTGGCAATCGGACTTATCGCTTTAGCGGGTTCCCTTACGATTATCGCGGTAGCAGCTACGGCTATGGCTACCGCCTTGCCTGGGGCAGCCGCCATGGTGGTTATGTCGGGTGCGTTACTAATGCTTGCCCCGGCCTTAATGATGCTGGGGTCCATGGACCTTGCGGAATTAGGTACGGCCTTACTCGCGCTGGTAGGCGTATTTACTATTGTGGGAGTCGCCGGTTTGGTGCTGGCCCCACTAACACCTGTTATATTAGGATTAGCTGCGGCTATCGCGTTGTTAGGAATTGGAGTATTCGCAATCGGAGCAGGATTATTGGCGTTTTCAGCGGGGCTCACTGCTTTGGCTGTCGCGGGCACTGCTGGCGCAGCAGCGCTGGCGGTCATAGTTACGAGTCTTATCAACCTCATACCCTTCGCAATCCAAAAACTAGGTGAAGGAGTCCTTCTTTTCGCTCAAGTTATTACTGCCGGTATGCCCGCAATTATGGAGGCAGTCAGAGCCCTTGCCGAAGGGTTAATCGCGGTTATGGTTGAGATTACGCCTTCGTTAACAGCGGCATTATTGCTCTTATTGCTGGCGTTGCTCGAACAACTCGCAGATTCGGTCCCACAAATGGTTGATGCCGGTATGCGTTTGCTTATCGGTATATTAAAAGGTATTGAAGACCATACGCAGGAAGTCGTTGCGGTTGCGCTACGTATCATCGCAAATTTCCTGAAAGGTATTGCAGAAGGGGTGCCAGATGTTGTTGCTGGAGCTGTCGACATTGTTGTTGCGTTTATAGAAGCGATTGGCAACGAAACACCTCGTATCGTAGACGCGGGATTCAAAATGGTGATTAACTTCGTTAACGGTTTAGCAAATGCCATTAGAGAAAACACCCCACCGTTAGTCGATGCCTTTGGCAATCTCGCAGGCGCGATGGTTGACGGTTTAGTTGCGGGCGTAACAGGCGGTATAACAACGGCGGTTAATGCGGTTAAAAATCTCGGTAGCGCAATGCTTAATGGGGTTAAGGGTCTTCTAGGAATTCACTCTCCGTCTAAAGTCTTTGAAGAAGAAGTTGGTAAGAACGTAGCCCTTGGCACGGCTCAGGGTATTGAAAACAACTCCGATAAAGCTTCCAAAGCAGCAAAGAAGATGGCGGACGACGCGTATTCCAACGCCAAATTATGGATTAAGAACTATCAAAACGATACGGAGTATTTAGCCAGCGAAGAACTCGCGATGTGGGAACTTCTCGCGACCAAATACGAAAACGTCAGCAAAGAAAAGGTCGAAATCGATAAAAACATTGCAAACCTTCGCGAAAAGATTGCTAGAGAAGAGTATGAATCAGCTAAAACTCGAATCAAAGACTACCAGGATGATATATCATATTCGGCAAGCGAAGAGAAAAAGATGTGGGAAGCTCTTCAGAGCGACTACGCTAAGCACTCAAAAGAGCGAATCGAAATCGATAAGAACATCTCGAACCTCCAAGCCAAGATGGATAAAGAGTCTTTCAACCAGTCTAAAGATTGGATTAATCAAAAGAAAGAACTCAATGAGCTATCTATGACAGAAGAGGTCGCAGCATGGGAGAGAGTACAGTCCCGATATTTGGAAGGCACGGAAGAGCGCAAGGAAGCCGACCGACAATTATTTGCCGCGAAACAAAGGCTGTTTGACGAACAAGAACGCCTCATGGCTAAGATGGAAGACGCAGAGGCACGGTATCAAGACGCTGTTGACCAGCGTACGCAATCAATTGTCAGATCGTACGGACTGTTTGACGAGTTACAGGCCAAGGAAGAAGTGGCCGGTAAAACCCTTACTGATAATCTAAAGGCTCAGGTTGCAGATATGCAAACGTGGGCCACAAATCTAGCGACATTGGCGAAAAAAGGTATCGACGAGGGTCTGTTGGCAGAATTACAGCAAATGGGACCTTCTGCCGGTGCCGAGATTGCCGCTCTATCTAGGATGTCAGACGGGCAACTAACAGAGTACGAAAATCTGTGGAAAACAAAGACCGCCTTGGCCAGAACGCAGGCTATATCCGAACTCAAGATGCTCAGGGAAGAAACGAATGTCGAAATTACAGCCATAAAAGCAGAGCTGGAGGCGTTAAATGCCCCGACGACAGGTGTTAGTCCGAATACGGATACAAAAGCGTTCGCAGCCTCCGGTAAGGCGTCTATGGATGCTGTTGTTGACGGGTATAAGGCGCAAGTTCCGACAGTTGTAGCCGCGATTGAAGATATTAGCGCAGACGCAAAACGCGTACTTGATGAGCAGGAATCAAAATGGTCTGAAACAGGCGAAACCCTGATGGCCTCACTGGATAAGGGTTTGCGCAACAGACAGCCTAACGTTATTTCCACCTGCAAACTGGTCACGAGTAAAGCTCTCGGCGAATTAGCGTCGGTACTGCCAAGGTTCTTCAGTATAGGTCAACAATCGGTAGGCGGGTATGTTGAGGGCATGAAATCTCGAATTTCCGAGGCCGCCCAAGCAGCCGCCGCTGTGGCAAAAGCAGCATATTTGGCCGCCATACAGGAGTTGGACATACATTCCCCTTCGAGAAAGTTTGCAGAAATCGGGAGATTGACGGTTCTGGGATTGGCAAAGGGCATCACCGCCTACTCGCATCTCCCCGAACAGGAATCAGCCGAAACAGGAAGTAAAGTTATCGAATCACTTAGAAAGGCTATGGCAGGCGTTGGCGACATAATCAACAGCGACATCGACGTTACTCCGACGATTCGCCCGGTAATTGATTTGTCAAACGCGAGAACAAGCATAAAAGATCTCAACAACGCATTCAAGCGGCAGATAGACCTTTCCTCTGCGCTCGACCTCGCATCAAGCATATCTCATAATATGGGCTACCCCGCCAACGCCGCAGACAAAGCGGACACGACGCGAGGCACAACGATGATCTTCAACCAAACGAACCAATCACCTAAAGCGCTCTCAAGAATTGAGATTTATCGTAATACGAAAAACCAACTCTCTGCGATGAAAGAGGTGTTAACTTAAACATGATTAGGGCCGTTAGTGTTACGAATCACTTAAATGAAACTATCAAGTTTGATTTAGCCACTCCTGAGAAGAGCGGTTTTTACATTCGAGAAATCACAGGTCTGGGAGCGCCTAAAGCACCCATTAACACAACCGAAATGGCCACAAGCGATGGCGCTACATTTAATTCTGCCCGGGCCGCTTCTCGCAATATCGTCATGTCGCTCGGATTCCTGTTTGACCCGGATATAGAAACCGTCCGTCATCTGTCGTACAAGTATTTCCCTGTCAAGAAACGAGTCAAGTTAACCGTCCATGCGGACCATCGAACCGGAAGTGCGTACGGGTATGTTGAATCTAACGAGCCAAACATCTTCAGTAGTCAACAAACCACCCAAATTTCGATAATCTGTCCGGATCCATATTTCTACGCGCCGGAAAAATCTATCACATTATTTTCCGGCGTTATTCCGCTATTCGAGTTTCCGTTTTCCAACGAGTCTTTAACGGAGAACCTTCTCGAAATGGGCAAGATGTCAAGCAGCACGACAAAGTCAGTATTCTACGATGGGGATGTTGAAATCGGAGTGAGCATACATATTTATGCCTCTGGTACAGTTTCCGATATCACCATTTACGAACCTGACACGAATCGGAAAATGGTTATAAGCGCAGCACGGTTGGCCTCTTTAACTGGCTCCGGCTTGGTTGAGGGCGACCACCTTATAATTTCAACAGTCAAAGGGAATAAAGGCATCACGCTAATACGTAATGGTATTGCTTATAATGTACTAAATGCGTTAAATCGTGGTGCCTTTTGGTTTCAGCTATCTCGAGGGGATAACGTATTTGCTTATAACGCAGAATACGGCCTTATGTTTTTGGACTTTCGAATCGAGAACGAGGTTGCTTTCGAAGGGATGTAGACTATGGAATTCTTGATTTTAGACACGAACTTCGTTGCGGTGGAAACACTCGATACATATGAGTCTTTTATCTGGACGGACCGATATTCTTCGTTTGGGGATTTTGAACTGTATTTGGCGCCAACCGTAGACAATTTGCGATATTTGCGCGAGGACTATTACTTATGGATAGAGGGTACAGATCATTCGATGATTATTGAAGATATCGATATTAGGTCGGATGTGGAAGATGGGAATAAACTGCTTGTGTCTGGCAGATCTTTAGAATCATTGTTGACTCGGAGAATCGTCTGGGACCAAACCGCATTATCCGGCAATTTCCAAAATGGAATCAAACGGCTAATTGACGAGAGTATTATCACTCCCAATGACGAGGACCGTGCAATACCAAATTTTGTTTTCGAGTTATCAAGTGACCCGAAGGTTACCGAGCTGACAGTAGATATACAATTTACCGGCGATAATTTGTACGAGGCAATTAAAAAGTTGTGTGACACTCATGATTTAGGTTTCAAAGTAATACTAAACGATACGAATCAATTTGTTTTCTCGTTGTATTCGGGTGTGGACCGCTCGTACAATCAAACTTCAACCCCATATATCGTGTTTTCTCCAGACTTTGATAATCTAATAAACAGTAATTATGTGTCGTCAAAGCGAGCATTAAAAACGGTAACATTAGTAGCCGGAGAGGGAGAAGGTAGCGCCCGTAAGAAAACAATAGCTGCCATTTCCTCCGGGGCTGGAAGAGGTTTGGAGCGTCGTGAGCTTTATACGGATGCACGCGATATTTCTTCGAATAATGGCGAAACGCCTTCGGTTAAATATTTCGAGCAATTGGTTCAACGAGGACATAATAAACTATCAGAAAGCACAATTGTAAAGGCGTTCGAAGGTAAAGTTGACGCTCAGCAAAAGTTCGTATACGGGCAAGATTTCTTCATGGGCGATATTGTTCAAATCTCGAACGAATACGGCATCGAATCAACTTCGCGGGTTACAGAACTGGTACAGTCCCAAGATGTTAGTGGATACGAGGTCTTTCCGACATTCACAACAATAGAATAACGAAAGGGGGTTGCAAAAATGGCCATCACAAGTGGTTTTTTCAATTCTTCCTCTGGCGACCGAAAATACAATGCTGTTCAGATGGGGAGTATCTTTGATGGTGTAATTCTTGATGGCGTTTATATGTCTATCGGTGACCGGTTCATTGTAAAGACGATGAATAACGGCATGTCTATCTCCGTTGGTTCCGGGAGAGGCTGGTTTAAACGTACGTGGATACTCAATGATTCAGAGTATTTAATGAACGCCAGAATGCCTGACGCGTTACTTGATCGTATAGACGCTGTCGTTATCGAAGTCGACATTCGAGACCATGTGCGGGATAACACAATCAAATGGGTGTATGGCGAACCTTCCAGTGCTCCGCAACGCCCCATATTACTGGACGAACCATACACCAAGCAATACCCGCTGGCGTATATCGATAGATTCCACGGAACAACGGAAGTTCTACAAGAGCACATTACAAATATGGTTGGCACGGACACAACCCCTTATGTAACTGGACCGCTTGAAACTATTAGCGCGTCTGCGTTACTAGCGCGGTGGTCCGCCGAGTGGAGTAGTTTGCGCACCCAGATGCAGGACCAAAAAACTGAGCAAAAAACAGAATGGGAAGAACAAACCCGAAACCAACAGCTCGACTGGGGAAATCAACAAATTGACTGGCAGAGCCGGTTCGATGCCATGCAAGACCAGTGGGGTTCATGGATTGGGGCAGCTATTGCAGACCCTGCGAATTACTTCCAGCGAAACTTTGACAACCCCGCTATGTATATCGGCTCAACACGTTGGAAAACGCGGATTTCAAAGGACGCTACGATAGAAGAAATTCGAGCAGGGCGTTTAGAAAATGGATCGCTTGCGGCAAGTCGCGTAATAACGCGTCGTAAAGACGGTGCTGACATCGAGTATATTTTCTACGATCTCTTAAACGGAACTATCATTTCTCAGTTTATTGAACATTTCGATCGGATCACCAAAGACAAATGTACAAACTGGATAGAGGGGGTTATGTAATGGGTTTTTACGGAGATAGCAGTGGCGGCGGAGGCGGTGATGGTACGGCTATATATATGCAAACACTGCTTGAGATGATTAACCCCGAAGCCATTCAATGGGCGTTGTTTATGCTTGATTCAGAAGGCATGGTCGGCGAAGTGTATAATGCGCTATTGATGGTCAATGATGACGATTTGGCGGCCCTAGAAACACATGCGGAGTTGTTCGAGGATTTAGCCAGAGTGGAGTATATCCTGGCGCTTCCACTGGTACAACAATGGTATGGACGTTCGCCACTCATAGCCGAGACACTGCTGAACACATGGCAAGGTATGTACAGTGTATTTTTTAAACCGGCACTAAATCTCCTCTTTTTACATGATAACAAAACGTGGTTAGAAGTTTTTGATAGGGCGATGCTGAATGAAGAAGTTATTGTGAAGGCGCTCGTCAAGAGCGCTGACGGAAACCCTAGCTTATTTGCTACTTTTGCCGATTTATCATCAAAAACAACCGTTCTTAGGAATATAGTCTTTGGCCAAGGGTGGGCATTGGCATCTCAGAGTGGATGGGCATTAGAGCAACTTAGTAATTGCGTTGCTAACTGTGGCGATTGGGAGTTGATTGCTGAGTGTTGGCGCGACCCAGTATTCAAGCTTCGCGTTGAACAAGCATCTGATTGGGCAAAGTGGAGAACCGACGCCTTAGCAAGTCTACCCAATAGATTACCTCTAATTCTTCATTTCGCATCTGTAACGGGCGTTTCCACGTATGCCGCCATGGCCTCCTCTACATCGGTGATGACCGCTATCGTAGCTAATGCCGATGCTCGTCGTGCTGTTTTTGGCGATACAGAAGCTATGCGGGCTATACAAAACTCGCAGGTGGCTAACGATGCATTTGCTGCGGGGGCGGTTCAATTGCTAAACACGAATACTTCCGGTTCGATTCCTAATATATGGGGGGATATCTATCCCGACTACAAGGTATATGTTATAGGGCTTAGGCAATACCGCGGTAACTACGCAGGGACGATACTTTCGCTTAAATCTAGCGCGGTTGATAATTCGGAGTGGTCTATTGATGCCGGGGCAGCCTTTAATACAGGAGCCGTGTATCAGCCTGTGAGATTGTTTATGGATGGTGTACAGGCGCGAACAACTAATGTCAACACCTCCGGATATGTGCAACTTACAGTAGTTCGCTGCGATTAATTTGAAAGGAGTGGCACACATAATGACGCCTTTTGTATCCGACCAGTTGCAAAGCATCAAAAGATATACCGAAAATTTAGAAGATATGATATTAACGGAACGAAAACGGGAAGTTTGGCGTAAGGGCGCCGAAAAGGTAGCTTCCGCAGCACCTACAACCTCTGCTGGTTTTGGCACTAGAACAACCGTTGCGGGCGTTTCTTTGAACTTCAACCCCACGGCGTACATCGTTGGACAAGGCACCACCTCCTTAGATCAGACCTTATACGCACCAACTGTGAAAGCTTCCCGAGACTATACCACGCTTATTATGAAAACCAGTACCGATATTAGCTCGCCGGCAGCCAATACACCCATAATTCGAGGTGCGTATAACCCAAACGGCCCGATATCATATCCTTCACTGTTGCAGTTTCAAGCGCCGTTTATTAATCAATTTATTTATGGCATGGAGATTTCTGATAACGGCGACATAATCGTAGTTTCAACCAGAACCCGCGCCAACCCGGCTGCGTACAATTTTTGGATTTTGAAGCGAAACCCTATTACGCCAACGATATATACGCCCCAATTAATTCAAGGATTTGACACGTCACTTATAGTGCACAATTTCATATTGTCCGGCGATGGGCGAGTTATATTCTTGACGCAGACTACACGTGAAAACGGAGTGCTATTAGTTGCTAGCGATGATATGACCGTATGGAGTGTTCAATCAAATAAAACACATGAGGTGGACCTAAAAAACACAGCCGAACTACAGGCTTTAAGTGTCACGGGCGACACGTTGTTAATTGGTGCATACGGCAGCATATCGACGTCGAACAATAATGATCCCCCGAGGTTTATGATACGCGTGTATAGATTGCGAGATGGCGTATATAAAAACATCGGTGTAGAACCCTCTGTGCTTATGCAGTACCAGAGCGGACAGTCAAATATGGGGCTGTACGCAAATTACGATAAACCAAGAAGCTTTCAATTATCCGATGATGGTAATACTTTGGTCGTACTGTTTACTAGCGGAACTAGCATTCTTGGTGCTGGTATCGTTCCTATTTTCTTAAAATATGACGAAAATACGGAATCGTTTAACCTGACTAAGTCGGATTTGCAAGGATTATCGTCATCCAGAAGCAAAGCATCGTCCGATTTAGTGCGCTTATCCCCTGACGGTAGATGGTTGTTCGAAGTTGAACGAACAACTGCTAGCGGAGTGGCGTTACTGAACCTGTACGTATGGGACACTGAAAAGGGTACGTTAGCTAACAAACTACATATCGATCGTCGAGTGGTAACCGGACAGCAGGTTAATACTACTTGGAATGTGATGCTTGATGTACAAATGGATCCGACATCGAATACGATAATGCTTTTTGGTATTTCAGGAACAGAGGCGACCGGTGGTGGGGCACAGCGATATTATCCTCTGGGTAATTTTGTACAGTTGGCTTATTTGTTAGACGGCCTTATTTGATGCTAAGGATGTGTAATAGTATGAGTATATTAAATCGTCGGTATTTACGGTATGTAGTCCTACTACCTCTTGCGGTTATGCTTGTTGCTACGTTATATTTCAAAAGGGTGACCTTCGAAATAACCAACACTTTACTTGCCGAAAAACGCCTTGAGCAGCAATTAAAGGTTGACCTAATCGCTGACCAGCTTGATGATTTCTTGCTTGCGGATGCTAACTGGTATACATACGAGTACGAACCTATAATAGCGGCCCGATTAGCGGCTATGGATGTTCGCCCATACACTTTCGCCGCGCTGTATGACACAAACTTAGAAATTGTGTCGGAGAGGACCTCGAATTACGGAGATTTATTTAACCCCGTTAGCGACCCGCGATTTTTAAGTGCTATCGAGCAGAATCGAAGCGGAACCTTTGTGTTACCATTTCCCCCGGAGCAAGGAGCACCTCGGGACATGTATGTGTATTATCGCTGGATACCAACTGACCCATCGTTATCCTGTGGATATTTGGCTGTGGTAGCGGTTTCGCAATACAGCATTACCAATAACATTGCCGATTGGGTCGGTATAGGCGCCGTGGTGCTTATCGTCGTTGTGACTGTTTTGAACATCACCATGGCTATGTTGCTCACAAGACTTGGTTATATTTACGAGCAACGGAAAGGCGATAAGCATAGGGGGGCTCGTTAGTGGACAGAGTATGGGAGGTCTTGACGGCCATAATCGTTAGCTGTGCGGGAGGCCTCGCCAGTATGCTTAATCAGAAAGACAAAAGAGTGTTGAAGCTGTTTCGGATATTTGCACAATTGTTTGTGGCCGGATTTACAGGCGTTATGGTGTTGTTTGCTCTAAGGGCGTTAAGTATTGGCGGCGATTACATAGGCCTCCTCTGCGGTTTGGCAGGGTGGTCGGGGCCCGCTATGCTGGATGGGTTAAGTAAGTTTGGAACGAAGGTTGGGCTGGATATGCCCAAAACCAATAAGGAGGAAGAAAAGAATGAATGAGTTTATCGATTGGTATACGATGGCTACGTACGGCGGGGCTTTGACAATGGTTATGTTGTTAACCCAGTTTACAAAAGGGTTGTCGTTTTTGAAGAAGGTTCCGACACAGCTCTGGAGTTATATTTTGGCGTTTGTGGTGCTCATTTTGGCTAACACTTTCACAACCGGGGTGACCATAGACATCGCAATGCAGACGGTATTTAATGCCGTCGTCGTATCTATGGCTGCGAACGGTGGGTATGGGGTTCTTCAAAAGATACACGGTTCCGCCTCGTAATACACGTTAGAAAGGTTGTTCAACTGGTTATTCGGGGTGGTTTACTTCTTGATTATTCCTACATATTTGGCTATAATTACTGCATAATCAAGGATAGTCAAAAACTTTATCACATTCAAAGTGGAGATGCCGGTACCATGATGTATTTGCGCCAAAATATGGCAGGAAAGAAATCTACGGGGCACTCAAAACAGACATCGGGAAAATATTGAGAAAACGGGAAAATATTGAGAAAATTATGCGAGCAAAAGGGGGCAAAAATTGTGGAGGCGGAAGCATGTCCTGACCATATACACATGTTGGTATGCATACCACCAAGCATAAGTGTAACACGCTTTATGGGGTTTTTGAAAGGGAAAAGCAGCTTGATGATATTCGAAAGGCACGCAAATCTCAAGTATAAATACGGGAACAGGCATTTCCGGTGCCGTGGGTATTACGTGAATACAGTCGGACGAAATACAACTGCAATTGAAGAATACATAAAGA